ATAAGATCTTTGATATTTTTCCGTTTACACTCTTCTTTAAACCAGTGAGCCCACTCTACAGCATAATTATGCCAATTAGAACTGTTTGTATGGACTCCTAGGTGAAGATCTGAAAAAATAGCAACTCTGGGTTTACTAATCTTCAAAAGAATTTTCTTCGTCTGCTGGTTTTACGTAAACATGTCCATGTGTATTATCCGGGTTGGACATATAATCTTCATATACACGCTCTCTATACTTTGTAACGGCTTCATGATGCTTTTTCTCTTTCTTAATTCTGTTAATAAACGCATGATATGCAATAGTTGTAAAGTAGGAAAAGGGATTTGTAGCTTTTGAAAAGTCAAATTTTTTATATTTTAGTGCAGAATACATTTTAATAAGAGCATCACCAATCATATCGTCTTTATAGGTATAGTTGATAAATGATGCGTTGTAACTTAGACCATAAGCAATTTTTTTAATGTTTTCTGCTAAGTCGTCAGTAAGAATATCAGTGTCATAGTACTTTTGTAACGATGCTTTAAAGACTTTAGGTTCAATATAATATGGTTTTTTCTCTTTTTTCTCTTTTGCGGCCATTTGTTTTATTATAATATAATATTGCTATTTTTCAACAATATTAGTTTCACTATACTTTATCTTCTCGATATCATAAATTTCTTTACGCTTTTCGCAGTGTCTTATACCGTATCTCAATCTATCACAAATATCAAATATAATTAGCTTTGACTTTAGGCTATGTTTTCGTAACCCTCTCCCGATCGACTGTACGGTCCGCACAAAAGACTTACCTCCGGATGCCAAAATAATGTTATGCAGGTTTTTAATGTTAATTCCGGTCGAAAAAATTGAGCTCATAGCAACACATATTACATTTGTGTTGTTTTCCATTATTTTCTTAATTTCATCACGTTCTTCAACATCTACCTCACCTCTAATAAAGTAAATGCGCTTATCGGGTATAGTACAGAGGTAATCTGTTAAGTAATGGCCATGTTTAAGGTGATTTACTAATATAAGTGTATTATTTTCGAGCTTTTCACATAATTTAGTAATAAGGTCACTTCTAAAGTGGTTTTCATATATAAAATCTAACTCTTCCCTATAGGCGTTATCGGAAAGGTATCTCGGAGGTGTATTATACTCTAAGTTTAGTATCTTTACGTTAACATTTGCGAGATAATCCTCCAATCTTAACTCATAACTCGTTTTTTCATATATAACTGGTCCTAATTTACCTATAATCGACCATTTATCTAAATTATTTTCCGGTAATGTACCAGTAAACCCATATTTGTTAGGTGTTCTTATCCTAGATACTATTTTGCTAATCTTATTTGATGCTTTTATCTTATGACACTCATCAACAATAAGTAGATCAATATGTTTTAACCAATCATTCTGCTCAAACCGGCTCTGAACAATGCCAATATTACAAATAATAACATTAGCAGTAAGGTCAGGTTTAGTTTTACCTGTCCATTTAGTTATTTTAAAGGTTGTACCGCAATTTAAGAACTCGTCGTATGTTTGTGTCACTAGGCCTAAGTCAGGTACAAGCACAATACATTTAAATGTGTCTTTATCTTTACTACTTCTAAAGTAGTTTTCAACTAAGGCGGCCGTTGCAAAGGTTTTACCTGCTCCTGTACCTAAGACACATGTACCTCTACCAAGCTTAAGTGCTTTTTTAACAACATCCTCTTGATACTCTCTTAAATCAAACGCAAAATCCTTATAAAGATCTATATCTCTACCGACTTTTAATACTTTTTGTAATTTATCGGTTATTGTTGTTTCTTCTTTACCTAAAAACTTCTTAATCTCCCAATACAAACCTATTTCACACGCGCCTGCTGTAGTAATAGCGTATTTTCTTTGAGGTATGTAACGACCATACCGTCTACCGAATCGAGCTGCATCATTAATAATGCTAAAATGTTTTCTTATACGATTAAACAGATCTAGATCTTCTGTTTTTAGTAAAAGCTTGCGCGTCCCTGGGTTATAGTCAAAAGTTAGCATTAATACTGCTCCATTTTATTCATATCGATAACATTTTTAATTTCCCAATGCATGTTACCAAGAATCTTTTCCACCTTTTCGAGATATTCTATAATAGTATCTTGTTCTTTTATGCTATTATTAAGCTTAACCACAGATTCATACTTTTCAGCAGCGGATTCCGCGGAAGCTTGATTGATGCGTACAGGCGAATCGGTAATTACCTTTTTAACTAGGTCTTTTTTAAGCTTACTCTTTTGCGCAAAAAACTTATTGCGTTTAATCTTAGCTTCTATTAGTCTTCCTACCCAAAAATGCTTACGAGCAGGTAGTCTTTGCTGTTGTTCTTTAAGGTTGAGATCATTTAGTACAAGATCTTGCCCAATGTCTTCCATATACTTCTTTAGCAATTCCACAATACTATTATAAATATAGTTACAATGGAATCAAGTGGTAGATTTGAACAGTTATTTTTTAAGATGTTAAAAGAGTCGATGACAGCTGGTGCTGGTGGTGTATTTGGTGACGGCCCATCTGGACATGCAGTCTATAGTCCACCTGATACTATTGACTCCGGCGATACATACGCACCAGGTGATGCAAGAGTGCCTAAAGTGTTGGGTAAGGGTAAGGTTCAAACACGTAAAGGTTCTACTGGTAAGAAAAAGAAGAAAAAGAAAGAAACTGATGGTATAGATGGGGTGTTTTTAACTGGCGAAGAGGGAGAAGAGGATACTCACCCGGGGTACGAAGATACCACATGGTCTGATGGTAAGCTTACCATCACGATGCAGGATGTAGAGAGTAAGCTAGCGGAATTAGAATCGCCTGTTATCTCTATCCCAGTAGAGGGTGTCGCTCATTTAGACATACATACACGACACAAGCCTAATAAGACTCCGGAGCAAGTAAAGTCTACATATGATAGGGCTATGAAAGCTGATTTGAAGTATCCTATTATTATTACAAAGAATAGTGGTAAATATGATATGATATTAGATGGTAATCATAGATTACATAAAGCTGTTGAACTAGGAGACGATAATATACAGGCTAAGGTATTAGATTTATCAAAAGTACCGGATGAGTGGTTAAGCGTATTTGGATAGAGTGAGTGATTTAGGACATTGGGAGGGGATCCTCGAGGAAGGGACGGACTTACCTTACGGTTTCATTTATAAGATAACAAATCTTACTAATGATAAGAAGTATATTGGTAAAAAGCAGTGTAAGTGTATTAGAAAGCGACCGCCTTTAAAGGGAAAGAAGAATAAACGACGGTATGAAGTCGAAACTGACTGGAAGGGGTACACTTCTTCGTCAAATCAGCTTAATGAGCATATAAGTGTACTCGGTAAAGGTAATTTTAAGTTCGAAATCCTTAGATGGTGTGATTCTAAGTGGGAGTTGAGTTATTACGAAGCTAGATTACAATTTAAAGAAGAAGTATTGTTAAGAGATGACTACTATAATGGAATCATCAACCTTAGAATCGGTAAACGACGAAAGTAGCCATCTCTATGTGCCGAAGATTCATAAGACTATAATGAATCTTAATTATTTCTTAACTAAATCCTTTAATGAGTATAATTATCACCTCGTTGAAAACGATTTAAGGTTAAATCGACATGATAAAAACAAGCTTGGTATTCATTTTATACTAAAGCAGATAATACATGCTGTTAAAATAGATAAAGAGCATAAAAAGCTGTTTTATTACAAGGTGGATAAAAAAGTCATTGAACATCAGCTTGTAAGGCGTATTTTTAACACGCTGCCGAGTATAATTAAGTATGATGAGGTAGGATTTAGGGAATTTATTGAAGGACAGGACTATGAAGTATGGAAAAGCCCTACTGAGGCTCAATTGTCTTTTAGAAACTTTCGGAACTTTCTTAAAAGATATGATCTAAAGCACTTAGAGAAAGAGTTTCTTGCTAATGTGAATATAAAACTCTCACTACTTCCATAAATATATACATGAATAAGTTTCTTAAACTGTTAGAAGAGAATCGACCAGGTGAGGACAAATA